GTGGATGGGCACCCGATGGTGTCTGTCCCAGGACGGCACCCGGGACAGCCCGAAAGGTCATCGGTGCCGCGAACATCTATGAGAGGAATCGCATGCTGAAAAAGGTTGTGATCTGGGGCGGCATCGCCTTCGTGGTGTTCTTCGTCGCCTTCAGGCCCGGTGCCGCCGGTGACGTCGTCAGGACCCTGGGCAGCGTGGCCGTGGACATCCTCACCGGCATCGGCGGGTTCTTCGAGCGGCTGGTCGGCTGATGATCGACAAGTTGCTCAAGGCCGCCCTGATCGCCGTGGGGCTCTGCTTTCTGATCATGATGTATATATTGATGTCATAGGCATCAAGGGAGGAGAACAAGCGTGAGGATGATTGCCGTGGGCGTCTTCGTCATCATCGTCCTGATCGTGGTCGGCTTCCTGGTGGAGACCCTGTCGTGAAGCACAGGGCGCCGCAGGGGTACACCATCTGGGACCGGCTGTGGGATGCCGGGATCGGGATCATCCTGATCATCCTGGGCGGGCTGATCGCCCTGAGCATCGGGGTGGCCGTGGGGCTGCGCCTGCTGGCGTAGGAAGCGAGAGACGGGCCGCACCTAAATGCAGCCCGTCTTGCCCCTCGCGTGAGATAACCCGTGTCACCTGCCGACAGTATAGCCCCTCTCCTTGGCGCTCTGGCGATCGGCCGCCTGTTGCCTCTGGCGGGCGCGCTCGCGTTCGGTGCGCTCCTGGGCGGGGGAGTTCACGGTGACCCTGGTCCCGTCGGCGAGAACGACTTCGCGGGGATACTGGGCGGCAGCCTTGGCCGCCCGGTCCCCACAGGTGCTGCAACCCATCAGCTCTCCTTCGTCGATGAATTAACCAGGTTAGTGTACCTGCGGATCAACCTGTTGCGACGCAGGGCATCCGTGTGCGCCTGGACCTCCTTGAGTCTGTTGAGCAAGGTGCGCTCGGACTCATTGAGCCCATCAGGATCCAGGCTGGCAATGGTGCCATCCTCCAGGATCACCCCGGCGGCACATAGTGACTCAGGTTCACCGGAGGCATTCAGGGACACGATCGGGAAGCCGGGGGTGTTGACCGCCAAGGCCGCCACAAGCTCCAGGTTTCCGTTGATCCGCCGCCAGTCACCCGAAAGCGGGGAACGCCGAAGCATCGCCGCGTCGGTATCATCGGCCTCGGGAACCAGGCTACCCGCCACCCATATGCCCCACCTGTCCTCTCCGCTGGCCACGATCGCCACCTGCTTGCCGGTGTTGTCATAGTGGTCACTGGCCGGGACCCAACCGAGACGAGTGTCAGCATGCCCGGTACCGGCCGTAATTTTACCGACCCGCACTACTCCGCCGTCTGCGGTTACCACGCTGCCGTTGAGGAAGTACTTGTAGGACACGGCACTGCGGGGAGCCATGACGCACTGGTTGCCGATCCCGGCGTGGCATGTCCCCCAGGCTGCCAAGTGTCCGATCACCCGGCCGTCGGCCGTCACAGCAATCGGTGTCGGGCCGTCCAGTTTTGGGTCCTCAAACCAGCTCTTGGGCGGAGCGATGGGCGATATACCAGCTGTCACGACTTCGAGTGCTTCGGGTTGATCATGTGTACCGGCTTCTATCGCGTCGATGCGGTCCTTGATGCCATGCACTACGGAAGCTACTGCACTCATGTCCTCGTCAGGGATGTCCATGATCTCGGGCGCACTGGCGAGTATCTGAGCCATGGTCCGGACTGCACGAGGGACCAGTACACACTGGCCCGAGGCGTTCACCGTCGCTATCGGTAGCTTGTAGGACTTTCGCTCCTGCGGGGCGCCTACATCCCACCACAGGAAGCCCTTGCGGTACTCCCGGATGTCACCATCGGCGTGCTCCCACAGGGCGTCGGCCGCCCTGTAGAAGCCCCATGGGACATCTTCGGTGGCCACCGGCATGGACGAGAACCCGCTGGCGTTGATGTTGTTGATCGAGGCAGTCACGTCCTCCTCCTTGTTGCCGCCCCGCAGCCATGGGGGCTTGACCCGGGGATCGCCATAGTCGGCCTGCAGTTTGGCATAGATGTCGGTCACCACGCCTTTGAGGACAAGCTTTTCTTCCTCGCCGACCACACCCTCCAGTTCCCCATGGGCACCCGAGAGGATCGCGGCGGCCGAGAAAACCGCACGAGGGATCAGGGTCAGACGCCCCCCGATGATGTCGGCGATCGGCAGGCGGTAGGAGTTCTTGTTGTTGGCCGGGGCTTTCGGGTCACGCCACAGGAAGGCGCTGTTGAACTTCTCCACCGAACCCGATGCCCAGTCGGCCACCCGGCCCACGGCGTCCTGGAAGTTGAACGGGGTTTCTCTTGGGGCCGTAGACATACGCTTCCAGGAGTTGGCGTTGACCGTCACGGCATCCTCCTGGTGAACAAGGGCTTGCATCGGCAGCTTATGATGTTTGATGGACTTCCCGACGGATCACCGGGCGCCATCAATGCCTCCATGTTAACTATGAAAGGCTGGTTGACGGGCACGGTTTGCCCGTCAGCACGGGCGTGGCCTGGACGAGTGGCGCTGTCGTCTTTGGCCAGCCAGGTCTTGTTCAGCACCCGCTGCAATTGCATCTGGGCCCGCATACTTGCAGCCAGGGCACCGAAGTTCCACGCCCGATGAACCTCCGTGGTGGCCACCGTCCTGGCGCGGGCAGGCCAGTTCTCCGTCCCGGTAACATCCAGGACATGCCTTACCGCCTGCGCTTGCTCCGCTCGTGTCCCGTTCACGGCAGCCACATCACCCAGTGCTCGCACGACCAGGCGGTAGACCTCGTCAGGAGTCCGGACCATCAGATTGCGGGTCCGCTGCAGCTGGTCCTTGAGGATGGGATCGTCTGGATCGAAGGGCAAGTCAAGGCCAAGCTGCCGGGATGTGTTGATCCACCCCGCTCGGGCAAGCCCGACCAGGCGGTCCATCAGCCCATCGATCAGATGATCCCAGGTTGGCGTGGTGGCCCAGACCCCAGCGGGATCAGGACCGATACCGAAAGCCAGGAAACCCCCGAGTACCTTCGCGGCTACCTGGGCCAGCCATTTGGTGTAAGCCGCAAGCATGTAGGCGGCGATGGCAACCTCAGCGGCGGCGAGCACACCACCTACGGCTTCAGGAGCCCCTGAACCTTCGGGCATCGGTTCAGGGATCGGCGGGTTTTCCTGGACAGGCGTGGTCATGCGATCCCGGCCTCGCGCAGCCTGGCCGACATCAGCGACGGGTTGTGTTCGATGCGGTGCACCAGAAGGCCAGCCACATAGCTGTTGAGCACGGCGGCCACCAGGGACTGGTCGGCCGCCACACCATACATGTGGTGGGCACAGTGGTCCCAGGCACCGGCGAGCAATGTGGTGGCCTGACCCTCATTGACCTGGACCTTGGTGTGCAGGGTCAGGATGTCGGCGTTGGGGAAGGCTTTGCGCACACTGGGGGTCAGCAGCTTCTTGTTGGCCAGCTCCAGTGCCCGCACAACCATCGAGTTGGCGGCCACATGGGCGGCCGAGGGACCACCGGCCAGTGAGGCGATCAGGTCGGATTCGGGCCGGTTGGTGGTACCCGTGGGCCTGGTGTTGGGGGCACCCTGGCCGGGCCGGGGACCTTCGATGCCGCGCTCGGGACGCGGTGGTGGGGGCGGCCCGGCCGGGTTCAGCTCGGGCACCTCCGGCAGTGCGGTCTCGATGCCTTCCACTCCGGCGTATTCACGCACGGGCTCCACGGCGAAGTACTGGGGGTCGCGCAGGATGACTTCGCGGGTGAAACGCTGCCCGGTCTCTTGCTCGCTGGGGGCATCGGTTTCCCGATAGTTGAAGGCACGCCTGACGGTTTCGGCCGACACCACACCCTTTTCGTACAGGTTCAGGGTGTCCACAGCTTGGTTGGCCGATGAGGCAAGGGGCGCAACGTCATACCAGTAGGTGAAGCGCGCCGGATCCTTGCCCAACGCCTTGAGCGCCGGACCCAGGTAGGCGGTGGTGATGGCGTCCACGATGCGGTTCATCAACGGCATGACGCTCTTGACAATGAACTCTTCCCCGGCGAACCACACGCCCCAGTGGTTCATCTCCTTGGCGCCCAACTGGATTTCCACTGGCACATTGATGCCGATGGCCAGCTTCTCCATCTCTTGTTTTTCCATGGAGGACAGGGCATCGGAGAGCACAGACTCGAACTTGATCGGGGTGATGCCTTTCATGGCCTCAAGTTCGGCCAAAGGCATGGGCCACAGGATGGGGGCGATCTGGGCGGCGGTTCCCTTACCCTCCAAATTGGAGGTCATGACCTCGAAAAGCTGTTGGTAGACATCGTCTACGGATACAGTCTCATCATCTCCCTTGGGGATGGCCAAGCTCTCCGGCACGGGGAGCACCACTGCGTTGGCGATGCGAGAATTGAACTGGGAGCGCTTGTACAGCTGGATTTCCCGCATGCGGTGCAGGGTGTCAAGCAGTGCACGTACAGGAGAGTCTGCCAGGAGGGGTCGCCGAGGATGCGGGGTGTGTACTCGAACAATGATGTCTCG